TCGTTCTGCATCATGTTGAGCCAGGCTGCCTCCAGCACGGTCGGCTGCTGCCCAAAGGCCAGATTCTCCTCAACAAAATCGCCTTGCACGTTGCCGGGTGCGGTTGTCTTGATCATTGTGCGACTCCTCAAATCGTCTCGAACCACAGGCATACATGCGCCTGCTTGAATTTTTCCAGCTGGGCCTCCAGGGCGGCCAGATCGACTACTGCAGCCCTGTAGCGCACACGCAGGATGTAGCGCGCCCGATAGCTCCACACACGGCTGCCAGCCACGCGACCGACGCACAGGGGCTTGCACACCAGATGATCGACCTGCACGTCCGCCATCGATGCCCCCTGCCGCACTGCTTCGGCCTGGGCCACCGCCCGGTAGGCCGACACATTGAAATTTGCAGCGGCGGGCACATGCGCCAGAACTGCCCCGGATACCACATCCGGCGCGCCGGATGCCAGGCGGGCCAGCTCCTGGCCCATCGCCAGCATCAGGCCGTCGCCCGTGCCACCGCGAGGCCATTCCCAGGCCTGGCCGGGGGGCAGCAGGGCCTGCATGGAATCGGCGAAGTCGCGGGCGCTGTAGCGCTGGATCGACATGCTCAACTCCACACCAGCGATGGCTCGGCAAAAACTTCGCCGGGCTCACACACCAGGTTGGCCACCGGCGCCAGGCGCGTGTACCGACTGGTCACTCTCCGGATCGCATCATCCACGGCCACCATTTCCAGCTCGGCGCCGTCGGCCACCAGGCTGCGCACCAGCGCCAGGAGGTTGGCAGTAATTGCTGCACGGTTCGTGCCCGAATCCACCTCGGGGTCAAGCACCACACGGACCTCTACCGCCTTCGAGAGCGGCGACGTCACTCGCACATCGGCGGTCGCCGGAGCTCGGCTCAGCACGTAATCCAGCACGTCATCGCGGATTGCCTGGGTCGGCATCCGGCCAGCCAGCCCGTTGCAGATCGGGCGGATCAGCACGGTGCCCAGGCCCAGCGTATGGAGCTGCACCTGTGCCGACGTTACCGCTGGGTGGGCGCTGCGGGCCCAGTAGCGGTAGTCCTCGACACGCCCGGAGCGGCCGCCCACTTCCACCACCGCCCGCCACTCGTCCGCCACGCGGATACGCCAGTCATCCACCGTCTCGGCATCGGCCCCGCCGGATAGACCGCCTGCCATCACCGAGGCCGACGCATCGACGCCCAGCACCGGATCGACCAACGTCAGCGTGCTGCCGGCGAGCAGATTGCTCACCGCACCAGAGGTCGTACAGCGCACCTCGACGCGGGCTGTTCCATCGACCAAAGAGACCGCCTCGACGGCCTCGTAATCCAGCCCGGCCGGGCTGCGCCAGGTGGTACCGGCCAGCACCTGGGCGCCGATGCTGCCCGTCACAGCCAGCGCCCCGGCCGCAGCGCTGGGGGCCAGGCGATCGACGCCGTAGAGTGCCGCCCAGGCCGACAGGCGGTCGATGTCGCAGGTGAGGGGCGAGCATTGGGCATCGATCCAGGCCAGGTAGCCATGCTGGCCGTGGCAGGCACGCGCCCAGGCTGCCGACAGTGGCGCGCGCAGCACGGCGGGCACGGCGGCCAGATCCACTTCGATGCGGGCCTTGAGTTCGTCGAACGTGGGACGGGTATAGCTCATAGCGGGACACTCACCAGGAAGGGACGGTCACGGTAAAGCCCGGACACCTCCAGCACCACGCTGGAAACGCCTACCGGGCCGCGCTCGGTTACGGAAACGTCGGTCAGACCGTAGGCCTCCAGGGCGCCGCGCACGGCCTCGACGGCCTCACGGCGGGCCGTGCTGCCCAGGGGCTGCCGGCGGATGTGCCACAAGCCGCTGCCGGCGCTGGGGTCACGCCACCAACCGCGGCGCAGATAGCGGTCGGGCTCGCGGGCGGCGGGCGCCTCGGCATCGGTGAACAGGGCCGCGTACACCAGGGTCTGCACAGACGGGCCATCGTCGCCGCCGATCACCTGGAACCAATCCAGGTCGAACACGCCGTTGCTCACCTGGCGCAGCCCCACATCGAACTGCGGTGGCATGTAGGGCTCCGGAATCGGATCCGGATCGCGGCTTTGAAACAGCCACAATCCATTGCCAGCCACCACTGCTGCCAATCCCCTGTCTGCGTAAATTGACGCAAATGAAAAATCGTTGGGCAGGCCCTCAGCACCAACAAATTTCTTTACTTCACGAAATACGTTGTCGGCCCCGATCCGATACACCGCTACCTCGGATAGGTACGTTAACCACAAGGTGGTCAAGTCGCGCTCCAGCATCGCGCACCCGAAATGATCAGCGGCAGAGCTACCGGGCCCGAGCCGGTACTGATTAATCTCAATGCCCATCTCGCCCTCGCGCACGAGTGTGAAATGCGACCCGAGCCATTGCATTAAATGCCATTGCTCAGCAGACGCACCGCTGGAGCCAGCGGTCGCACGGGTAAAGATCAGCACATGCGACCCATCCCCCGTCATGCAGCACGAGACGTAGTAGCGGCCCGTCAATCCAGGCAGCTCCAGCCCCGTGTCACCCGCGCGAAGAATCGATGGTGTCGAGATCAGCGTTGGCGCGCCAGGCACCGAATACAACGTATGGCCGGTTGAAAGCCTACCCACGGGAACCGGGCGGGAAGCGGGCGCGTAGTAGCCCGTGGGAATTCCCCACTGCGCCTCCCCTGCAGATCGGGCACGCTGGCCACCCAGCGTCCCGTCCAGCCCATAGCCCCACGTCGTGGTGCTGTTGCCCAGCAAAATGCCGCCCTCGCCGACCGAATAGATGCGCACTCGGCCGTCGTTGCTGTAGCCGTTGCGAGCAAACGTGGTGGGGATCGTTGCGGCCAGCAAGCGCTTGAAGTTGTCTGCCATCACACCACCTCGCCCGTCGTCGTGTTGCCCACGTAGTGCCGGTGCGTGTCACCCACGTCCTTACCGTTGATCTGCATCCCGCCCGTCACCTGGATGCCGCCCTCCACCACCAGCTGGCCCGTGACGCGCACGTTGCCGGTGGCCTCGAAGTCGGGGCAGTCGGCGATCACCCGGGTGCTGGCTTTCACGATGATTTCCCCCCCGGCCTTGATGTGCACGTGGTTGCCCTCGGCGTCATGGATGGCCACCTCGCCGCCGGCCAGGTCCATCGTGTAGCGCTTGTCGCCTACCACCAGGGCGATGCCCTGCGCCCGGTCACCGGCCACGAAGGCCACATAGGCCTCGCCGCCGGGCGGGCGGTGGCTGAAGCCGTAGGGCGTCACGCGGCGCACGTCCAGCACCTCTTCGTCAAGCACCCGGATCTGCACCTTGTCGCCGCTCACCCGGCCCACCCGGCCCTGGGCGAACAGCAGCTGCAGCCGGCCCCACATCTGATCCATTGCGCTCATTTGCGGCTCCCTGCGTTGCGTTTCTTGCGGCTGGGCACGGCGTTGCCCACAAAAGCATCGCGGCTCATCACCTGCAGATGGGTCACCGACCCGCCCTGGGCGTCGAACGTGAAGGCCCGCTCGCCCACCAGATAGACCCCGTCGATGCCCTCGCGGGGGATCACCACCCGCACCTGAGTGTTGATGGCCCACAGCCCGGCGGCGTGGCGCCAGCCCACCACCTCCAGCTCGATGCGGTGGGCCCGCGCCTGGCGCCGGTTGCGCTCCAGTTCGGCGCGTCGGCCGCAGGCCCCGGCGCTGCCGCCGTGGCGGTCGGCAACGATGTGCATCGGGCGGAAATAGCTGATGCCCGAATCCTTGACGGCGCCCTTGAGGGCCTCGCTGCTGGCGTAGTCGAAGCTCTTGACCACGTAGTCGGAGAACCGCAGCTTGTATTCATCCACCACGTCGTAGGCCTTGATGTGCTCGCCGTAGCGCACCGTGGCCACCGGCGCCGCCGAGGTGGGCGCGGTGAGCACGATGCCGCCGTCGGGCGTGGGGTAGATCAGCAGATTGGCCGTGCGCGCGGCGTTGATCAGCGCGTTGGCCGGCTGCTCGCACTGCATGCTGAAGTCGGGCACCACGGCGGTCTCGGCGTCGATCTTCACGGGCACTTCGAAGGTCTTTCCAAGACGCATCACAATCTCGCCGAGCTTCAGCCCGCCCATCGTCTTGCTGTACTGGCAATCCACCAGCTCGCGGCCCAGCGAGCGGCCTTGCAGGCTGATCGTGTGGCTACCGCTGCCCACGTGCCGGCGCACCATGTCCACCCGCACCGTTGTCGCCAGCTCGCCCTCCACCAGCACCTCGACCACCGTGTTGGCAGTCATCGGCAGCTCATCACCGATGCCGGGGCCGGCGCTGGCCAGCTGCACCTGGCTGCACAGGTCATCCACCGATTCGCGGATGTCCACCCGCTGCCATCCGGTGTAGCGCACGCCGTCAAAGCGCAGTTCGATCTGCTGCTCAGCCATAGATCCTCCCAGCCACAAACAGCGGATGAATCACGTTGTTGGTGCGCAGGAAGACCGCCTCGTCGGCCTCCAGCCTGTGGGCCAGTACGGTGGCCGGCATCGGCGCCACCACATCGCGCACGTCGGCGGGGGCCAGATCCTGGGCCATCAGGGCATCGAGCAGGCTGGTGCGCAGGGTGAGCAGTGCGTCGAACACCTCATCGGCGGCGGTGGGCAGCAGCGCATCCAGCGCGGCCAGGGCGGCGGCCAGGGCGGTGTCGCGGTCGGCGGCCGTGAGGTAGTCGGCGATCGCCGCCTCGGCGGCCGCCACGGCCAGCAGCCGGCGGCGCAGCAGCGCCTCGGCGGCCAGGTTGGCCGTCAGGGCATCGCTGCCAGCGGTGCGGCCCTTGAGCGACGCCGACGCCAGCCGGCCCACCACGCGGGGGCGGGCATCGTCCTCGACGCCATCGGTGGCGCCCAGGGCGTTGGCGATGCTCTGCAGCGCGTTAGCGTAGGCCTGGGGCTGGGCGGCCAGCAGGCGCAGGTCGCCCTTCAGCCCGGCGATCTGAGTGCTCACCGTGTGCGCCCAGGTCACCGGCAGCGCTGACAGGCTCACCACCTTGCGCAGCACCTCCAGCTCGCCCTGCACCGCGGCCACCCAGCGGGTGAGCACGTCCGCGGGCATCGGCGCCAGGTCGAAGCCCTGCACCACCGCGGTGCTGGCCTTGCGGGCGGCGCCGAGGGCGGCGTCGGCCATGTCGACTTGCGGCACGCTAGGCGCACGGCCGCCGGCCACAAAGCGGATGCTCACCACGGCCATGCCGCCGCGCTCGTTGCTCTCGCTCACCGACCATTCCTGCGGCCGGGCCCACAGGCGGCCCAGCCACGGGTGGGTCAGCCAGTCGGCGCCGTCCTGGGCCAGCAGGGCCAACAGCTTGTTGCGCTGCAGGTCGTAGTCGGGGCCGATGAAGTAGGCCGTCACGCGCCACTCGCGGGCCTTTCCGCCCAGGTCTTCGACGATCGGCTCTTCGGCGCCAGGGAACTCATGCACCACCAGGCGCCGGCCGGCGCTGGCTTCGTGGCTGTCGGTGAGGAAGGTGAAGCCCTTCCAGCTCGCGTGCTCAAGTCGGTCAATCCAGCTCATTTAGGCGCTCCGCTCCAGATGTTGCCGGTGTTCATGGCCACCCCGGCCGGGCCGCTGGTCTGCACGGCCTGGCCCTGCAGCACCAGGCCGGGCGCCAGGCCCACGGTGATGTCGGCCTTCACGTTTGTCGGCTTGGGCTCTTGCTTGAGCATGTCGGTGAGGCCCTGCACAGCCACGCCCAGCGCCGCACCCACACCACCGCCCACCGCGGTGCCGAGGCCGGGCAGGATGCTGCCCACGGTGGCACCCAGGCCGGCGCCGCTGAGGGCCGCGCTGCCGTAGCGGGCCGCGGCGCTCTCCTCGCCATACACCGACGACAGCAGCGCCCCGCCCACGCTGGCGCCGATCGCCCCCACGCCCACGCCCTTCGGGATCACCGGCATGCGGGCCAGCAGCCCGGCGCCGCCGCTGATGCCCGGGATGGCGGACAGCATGCGCAGGCCGGTGCCGGTGCCCATCGCGCCCTGCAGCATCCGGCTGGCGGCCCAGGTGGTGGCGGCACCGGCGCCCAGGCCGGCACCGACGATGGCGCCGGTGCCGAGGCCGGGGTACTTCTCGAGCGTGGGCTGCACGGTGCCCGAGAGCAGATCGGCCGCACTGCTCACGGCCCCCTTCTTCGC